TGCATTGTTACAGTACCATATGACCATTGTTCATCGCCTATATAATTTATATAGTGCTCAAACAAGTGAAGTTGGTAGTTATTTAATAAAGATAATTTAGATTTCTTTTGCATTAATCTAGCTAAGCCTGTATTAAATGCCGGTAAAGTCATTAAAGATGTCTTGGGATTAGCGGTCAAAAAACCGAATTCATGAGTATTCGCAGCATAATAGTACGCTGGATTTACATTCCAGAAATGGCTCTCCTTGCTAAACACATCAAAATACCAAATCATAAAATCCATACCAGCAGCTATCTTTCTTTTGTCTATAGAGAAAGATTGTAAATATTGATTAATTATTTTGCTTTTTGATATTGATTCTTTTACTGGTTCAATATCAGTGTATTTAATTAATTTAATTAAATTATCAAAGTAATCTACTTCATACTGCATTATTAACCGCCGCAGCTGCTAGTTGCTTCATATACCAAATTCTTCTAATATTTCCTATCAAAGATACTCTTTGGTTTTTTAAGAACCAATATAATGGATCTTCTGAGCAGCTATACTCTCCAGATTCAACTTTTTCAATAGGAGCTACAACCATAGACCTTGTGCAATTAATAATCTCATCTATCGAATAACTTTCAATCTTATCTGGATTTAAACCAACTAAGTATAAATAAAAAAATAACTGTTCATTAATAAACTCTAAGTCTTTTAATGCGTTGTAAGTTTTCATATTAGATCATCTATCGAAGGAGACATCGGCAGTATTATGTATCTATTTTTTTCTGCAAACTCTTTTGTCAAAACATATTCCCTTGTTGTTCCCCCATTGGGCATTACGATGTTCTGATCTTCATCGGAATATTCAGGAACTGCGTCATCCATAGATGGCGAAAATTCGTGTATTGGCTCTTCGTTAATTGGTTTCATTTTTTATTTTTTCTAATATTTTTTTTTGGTTATTTAATGATTTTTTTCCATCTTTTACAAGCACTTCGAAAGTTGATTGATTTATTAGATCAGATAATTGCTCTATAGATTCAGTTAAATAAGCAATTGCCCTGTCTCTAGGTGTCATAATTCTGGCTGCTTTAACTTTGGAAGACCAGTAAACGTTGGGCCTATTTTTAGACCATCTGCGTCTAAACCTGTTTTTATTCCCTTGGTCCATGTCCAAGGATTTTCTTGATTATTTTTCATTTTTACATCACCATATTTTTGTCTAGAATTCATTAATTCCGGTTTGTCCCATAAGTTTTCTACCTTAAATTCAACATTATTTAAAACAGAACTATCAAATACATTAAAAAACATAAATGGCATTCCTTTTTCAAAAAGGACTGGTTCTCCAATTTTATTTATTACCCAATTCATTTGAAATTCATCTGGCCACCAACTGCTAGGTATAATCGCAGAAAGTGGAAAGGCTCCATCAACTATATAATTAGGAGAACCGCCTATCCAAGTTTCGTAATTGGGTTCTGTTCCAAAAGCCCAACCAGTAGAAAATGAAACCATACCAATAATTCCGCCATAAGCTATTTGCCTACCGCCATATTCTGCTCCCTCAAGTATCTTTGGGACTGTATTACCACCGTCCCATTGAGCCACAACATCTTGTGGCAAGATTAATTCCCAACCATAAACATTAGCGTATGTCATCGGTAAACATTGATAAGCATGTTTATTGTAAGTGTTATCCATCCACTCACGTTTTATGCGTGATTGGCGTATTTCTGGAGCTTGTTGAAATGTCTTAGTTAATGTAACTTGAGTCATTTGGCTACTTTGGCTGTGCGTACATTATTGGCTGAGTGCCACCCTTTGATATGCCAACATTTGAATCAATCTTTTGACCATCAACCGAATAACCAATAGGTTGTTTATGGTTATTATCGTTGTAATCAAACATAGTTACCGCAGAATATTTCATACCAGATTTTATTGGAAGCGATGCGTGCGCATAAATGTATGTAGATGGGAAAATCAATATGTCACCTTTTTGAGGTTTAAAAGCTATATTAAGATATGGAAACCAAAGCTCTCCACCCTCATAATCATCGTTAAAATATGCTATCGAAGATACTGTACACGTATAGGAAAAACCATGATCAGTATGAACAGCAAAGTGTTGATCTTTGCCATATTTAATAAAATTAATTGCTTCCATAAATTCCATCTTGAAGTTATACAACGATTCATAATGAGTTAAGCATTTTTTAATCGCTGTCTCTGTGTCTTCATAACACTTTTTAATTTCTTCAAATTCAGGAGTTAAAATCGTCCAATGTGCAGGACTCATCTTTAGATCAAAACAATCCCTATACTCAGGCATTTTTTCGTTATACCCAACCATGGCTTCTGACCATTTAAATATATCACTTTTACTATCTTTTAAAGTTTCTTCTAATCTTTCTGGTATTTTTAAATCATCTGTAAGAACATTTCTATACAAATAGATACCAAACTTGGCGTTGTCTTCTGAGTTTTTGCATGATCCTACGTGAAAATATTCCATATCATCTCCATTGTTTTGTATTTATGGTACTATTATTCTATCACATTTTTTATTGTTAAGGAAGTTTATGTTTGATCAAGAAACTAGTTCATTAATTCTACCAGGGCATTTTGGTTCTTCGTCGGACAATATAAAGATTATTAAAAATTTTGTTGAGTTAGATGACCTTAAAAAAATACAAACATTTCTTCCTACTATTAACGAATGGATGGACGCTGGAGAAAATACATATGCTGAAGACGGTACTTGTACTTATGACGCTTCTTATTGGGCTAACCGACAATGTAGTGGGGATATTCTCAAAAGAATAAATTTAGATATTTATAATCTTGTTGATAAATATATTTTAAAAATGAAATATTTTTTAGAAGATAATTTTAAAGTTCAACTTTCAGTAAGACCACCAGTTATCATTAGATGGTTTCCCGGCCTTGAGCAAAGACCTCATGCTGACAAACAATTGAATGATGGTTCTCCAAATCCATTCCCAACTTATGATTTAAATTCATTAATATACTACAATGACAATTTTACTGGAGGAGAACTCTATTATCCCCAGCATGATATAGTGATTAAACCTGAACCAGGTCTTGCTGTTGCGCACCCTGGAGATATAAATTATCTACATGGTGTTAAAATTGTTACATCTGGAGAAAGATTTACTACACCATCTTTTTATACCATAACTAAAGTATGATCAATTCTCAAGTTTTTTATATTGAAAACTTTATAAATATAAAAAATTTAACAATAATAAATAATTGGATAAAAAACAACACTCCAGAAAAAGACCCATCTGGTAATACACCTTTTGAGCACCTTCCTGCAGCGAAACTTGATGACGTTGAAATAAAAAAAATATTTGATGAACTTCAAATAAAATTATATCAAACAATAAAAACAAAATTTTTAATTAGCGTGTATCAAGAAAATATAGCTAATGTAATGGTTTATAAAACGGGTGATTTTTTGCCTGAACATATTGACAATATGAATGAACAAAAAATATTAACTCCAACCGGTTACGCATCTAGAGATATTTCTTCAACAATCTACTTTAACGATAATTATTTAGGCGGAGAAATTTTTTTCGCTAAACAAGAGCTTAAAATAAAACCTAGCGCTGGCAGTGTCGTCATGTTTCCATCCCACGATTCTTACCCGCATTTAGTTTTTCCGGTTTTAACCGGAGTTAGATACGCCACTACTAATTTTTGGTGTATAAACTAACTTTTATTTAAATGATGGTGGGAAAAATGGTGGGAAGAATGGTGGGAAGAACGGTGGGAAGAATGGTGGGAAAAATGGTGGGAAGAACGGTGGGAAGAACGGTGGGAAGAACGGTGGGAAATATGGAGGAAAGAATGGAGGGAAGAATGGTGGGAAATATGGAGGAAAGAATGGAGGGAAGAATGGCGGGAAATATGGTGGAAAGAACGGCGGAAAGAATGGTGGAAAATAAGGACTATTAATAGTATAATCTATAGCCGTACCCAATGGTACTACAGATGTGTCAGTAAGCGCTGTAGCTACCGTATCTAATACTGTCCCAGTGCCGACCGGGTACCGCAGTTACGGTACCTACTACAAACCCAGCGCTAGTTATAGTTGTATTAGCAGTAGCTTTGGCTGTTCCGAGCAGCTATAGATGGCTTAGCGTTTTTTCTTTTTTGCTTCTTACCGCTGTCTTTTGTTGCCATTATGCTGCCAAATCTCCTAATGCCACCCAAGTATCAGTAGCCCTCTTAATAAGTGTAGCAGAAGACCATTGCGTGCGCAACTTAAGACCTGGAGTGCCGTTGATTGTTACTCCAGCACCTGCTGTTAAGGTGCACTGCCCTGCTCCTGTTTGAAGAACAGTCAGAGTAGTACCGACAGGAAAGCCCACAGAAGAGTTAGGCGGAACTGTTAAAGTATTGCCTGAACCGACGTTCATTTCAACCATCTTACCGGTGTCTGCTAAGACCAAAGTGTAACTAGCTGATTGAGCATTGGTTACTGTATCTGTGATAATTCTTTGATAGTTGGTTCCATCATTGGTGAATTCCCAACAATCTGTAGTTTCATTCCAACGTAATTGAACATTTGTTGAAGTACCACGCTCAACTTCTATACCAGCGTTTTCCGATGGAGTGCCAGCTTCGTTGTTGTTAAGTACGATAATATTATCATTAATCGTTAAAGTTTCTGTGTTAATCGTTGTTGTTGTTCCAGAAACTGTGAGGTTTCCAGAAACTGTGAGGTTTCCTCCAACTGTTGGGTCTGATGTGTTTATCCAAGCAGAACCATTATACTGAAGAAGCTGGTTTGCAGCTGCGCTGGTAATAGTTACGTCACCAACGTCATCGAGTGTATTGATAGTTGGAATTGACGAATTAATCCAGGCTGAACCATTGTACTTAAGAAACTGGTCAGTGGCGTCACCAGTGATGGTGACATCGCCAACGTCATCAAGGGTGTTGATTGTCGGAACTGAGGAATTAATCCAAGCAGATCCATTATACTTAAGAAACTGGTCAGTGGCGTCACCGGTTATTGTGACATCACCAACATCATCAAGATTATTTATAGTTGGTATGGATGCCCATTCAAGCCCAACTGCAGCATTTGAATTCGTTTTGAGGAAAAGTCCGTTGGCACCGACGCCTAATCTTGTGGATGTATCATTATCGGTACCAACTAATAAATCTCCTTTATTGTCGAAGACAGATTTTAAGATATGAACATTGGCCGCAGCTGAGGCGGCGGTTGCTTCTGCTGCTGCTGCGCGTGTTTCTACAAATGAAGTTGAAGCGATTTGTGTATTGTTTGTTCCTGCGTTGGCTGTGGGAGCTGTCGGTGTTCCAGTTAATTCTGGCGAAGCTAATAACGCATAGCCTGCAAAATCTACGGTAGCTGTTCTATAAGCTGTTGTTCTTCCGTATGTATCAACCGTAACACTATCTATAAACGTAACGGTGTTTGACCCAGAGCTTGGTGTAGGAGTGCCAATATTAGCCAAATCAATATCGTTGGCATTTACAATAATTCTATTATTGTTAGCTGTTGCCACATGAAGAGCTAATCCATCTCTTACTAAACCTGATCCTGGTTGAGCCGTGTTTGTTCCAGCAAACATTGAGTATGTTATGCTGTCTGTGCCTAAATCTATTTGACCACCTTCTCCAGTTCCCGATGATGTTATGACATATGACTGGCCTTGGTTTTGCGATCCCATAATGACATAAACAGCGTCACCAGACTTAACTTCACCTACTGGACTATTATCTGAATCTGCTCTACGAGTTAAAACCCAAGGAGCACCTGCTGATCCTGCTGCAGTTACTGTATAAATACCATTTTGTGTTGCGGTAGCTTGATCTTTTACAAGTATAGAATAACCAGCTTCAGTATTTACTCCGTCTATAGAAAGTGCGCCATTTGCGGTTGCAGTTAATGTAGCTCCAACACCCGAGGTACCATTGCTATATGTAGAAGATGCAAGTGCAGCATCTGTAGCTAATGCGACAGCTTGGTGCCAACTAGTCCCAGCTGCAATTGCGTCAACATATCCTCTTGTAGCTAAATCTGTAGCGCTTGAACCAGCACTTGAGGCGACAACTGAGCTAACGTTTAAAATTCCAGTAGTTGTTATATTGCCAACAACAGAACCTGCTGAATCTTTGAATTGTATAAGCGGTGCAGTTGCACCGCTAGCGGCTTTTACGACAAAAGCTTCGTCATAAATTGTTACTTCTGGAGCAGTTTCTATTCTTAAACGAGCCATATATCTCCCTATTCGATTACGTATTTTTCGCTAAGGATATAGTAATAGTTAATTGAAAAATTCATTATATTTTTTATATAAAATTTATTGCGTTATTCTTTTTAAGAATTCTAACATTTTTCCAGTATATTTTATACGACCAAAATGTTTTAAATTAATCGCTGGATCAACCCAAATTTTCCCACCAATTTTTTGCCAATACCTACAAAACCCGTAATCTTCAGAAAGAAATCTTCCATCGTCATCTACATAAGAATTAAATAAAGCATACGCGTTGTTTATTTCTTCTCCACGTAAGGAGCTTGTATCATCTTTATATTTTAACTTTTTATATTTTTTAAACATTTTGTCAAATACTTGACGCTTTATTAGCATAAAGCCCGTACCTGCTTCATGACATTCTATGGCTCCATTGTCAACATTTAATTGATTTTCTCCAGGTTTTGTCATATGCACTACGTATCTAGTAGCAAATTCCATTAAATCTTCTGATGCGATGTCTGCCTTAGCTCCTTCTTTTACTTTATCCCAATTTATTTCTTTAATTGGATATGAGGCGGTCATTACATCTTTATCATGCCATAGTAGTTTGAGAATTGCTTCTTTGTTAAATTCAAGATCTACGTCAATAAATACCATATGAGTAAAATCTGGATTGCCCATAAACTTAGCAACTAAATTGTTTCTGGCGCGGTTGATTAAAGAATCAGATATCGTACAAACAGAGTATTTTAAACCTATTTCTTTAAAATAAATACAGGCTTGTAAAAAACTCATCATAAATGGTTCTGTTACATGAGAGTCATAGCATGGAAGCGCAAAAAATACATTCCACTCTTGAATCTTTTCTTTTGGAATTGTTATATTTATTTGTTGTTCTTCTACTGGCATAACCTATATTATAGCAATTTGTTTTTAGAATGTCAAAACAAAAATTGATTAATTTTAAAATAAAATATCATTAGGTGTCAAACATCTCCCTGTTTTTATTTCATGATCTTTAACGTAGTTATATAATTGATAGTCTAAAATATTAAGAATTTTTATTTCTTCAATAATTTCGTTAGGAATAAAGTATACACTTTCGTCATGAAAGTGTCTTTTGGGTCTGACTTTTAATTCTGTATCTAAAGTTATATTTGTATCTTTAATAGAATTTAAAATAAAATTTAAATCTTTAATCATATAATTTCTATTTTCGTAGGTTGATAAAGTCATTCTTTGTTTTTTTATTATTTTTAATATATCAAAAAAACTCAAATTTGTACTTTCCAAATACGCTTCGGTGCCTTCCCATAATATTTTATTTATTAAATTTGCGCACTGCATGTTGGGTCTTCCGTTAAATCCCATTGAATCTTTTATTGGATCAAAACCGCAATATCTAACAAATTCAATAAAATTTTTTGAGTCATCCCAAAGTCCAAAATAATTAAAGCAGCTGAGAAATCTTTCAATTGGATTCCTAATTATAGAAAAAGCGTCTATTTTTTCAACGTATTCATATGGAAGTGCCGCAAAATGATCTGCTATATAATCAAAATTTTTAGCTTTACTTAAATATAAACGTAATTTTTTTTCATCGTCATGAATTTGCATTCCAGTTCTATAGCATCCGCTGTTTAATATTTTTCCAAAACTTTTTCCTATAGAAGATCTAATTGCACTTCCAGAAGTTCTAGGAATATGACAAAAATATATCATGAAGGCTTTTTCCAGATCAAATTACGATTTTCCATATATCTTATATCTACGGGCAGATTAATCCCAAGATGACAAAGACAATCTTTTCCAAGTGTCTTTTGCTACACAGATATATAGATAATCTTCATCCCAGGACACTTCTCCTACGTTCCCTGCATCATCAGCATACGTTGGTGCATCGACGGAAAAATCATCTATATTTTTAACTCCCGGACTATCACCCAATCTGTTAAAAACAGCAACCGTTTTTAACGTTCCGTCATCATATCCGTAGTCTAATTCAATTGAATTAGCATTGATTACATGCCAAGCATTGTTTAGAATATCATAAGGACTTATTTCACTTCTAATTACTACGGCAATCTCGTCACTATTAAAATTGTGAGTAATTGTATTTGAAGAAGTTGGTGCTGCACTAAACGACCTAACTGGCCTTACTCTATTATTTAAAGCGGCGTTGTCAGAGGGTGAATACTTGGCTGCCAATACTAAATTAGCAGTTGGTGGACGAGAATATGCAACATCTACACTTTTATTCTCAGTAGTATCCGTATACACAACCGCACCAAAAAAACCTTGAGTACTGTAAGTGTTAATCCAATCCCCTAAGTTATTGTAGGGAGCCGGATCATTGGTGTTATGCAAGTTCAAAAAAAGAGTAGAAGACTGATAGCGACTATCGCCATAAGTTGCAAAACTTGTTGAGTCAATGCCTCCAACTAAACTTTTGTATGTATTGAGCCTTAAAAGCTCGTTATATGACGGTAGAAACCAATCATTATAAACAACCCCACCTACAGTAATTGTATAATCCTTTGCTTTTTTAGCCGCATGATTTGAAGATGTCGCCAAC